AGTCTCGGACGGCAGTTGCTGGTCTGAGGCGGGCCTGACGGGCATGCCCTGGGAACACGTGAGTGTATCGGCGCAAGGGCGTTGTCCGACGTGGACCGAGATGGATCGGGTAAAGAGGATTCTCTGGCGTGACGACGAGCTGGTATTGCAATTCCATGTACCCCGGGCGGTGCACGTCAACCGCCACGATTACTGCCTGCACCTGTGGAAGCCGGTGGGAGTCGAGATTCCGTTGCCGCCGATTCAGTGCGTGTAGGTGCTGAGGATGTATGAGAGACGATTTCGGAGGACATTCTCGTCAGCATCGGAATGGATGTCAGGCCGTCGTAAGGCAGCCAATCATGCCCGTGACTCGTGAGATCCGACTCTTTCACGGAGGGGACCTCGGGACGCTCACCGTCATCGGATGTCATGCGCACGGAGAATGGTACTGGCTGATGTTTGACGACCATCACAATTTCCAGGCTGCACATGCCATTTGCAGATGGGCCGAAAACGATCATCTCACCTTCGACTGGTCGGACGCCGAGAAGGTCATGGAAATGGCATTTCAACCTGGACTCGACTCTCGTGCATCCTGGTGGGAATGTCTTGCGGTCGTGTCGATCACGGGTATAGCAGTGGTGGGGATGGCGCATCTACTTGCGTTGATTCGAGGGTGAAACCATGTCGAAATCCAAGTACTCCCAACATGCCGGACGTTGGATCAACGAGCCAGAGAACGCCACTGAATCCGCATTTCGCGAGCAGGAGATTCAGCGCGAATGCCGGGCGATCCGGGAAACGTGGACGACAAGGCGATGGGCCGCAGAGTCCGAGCCGCACGTCGAATTGCCAGAGGTCCATGATGTGTTCCGGCTCAAGGAGCCACGAACATGACCGGAGAGAAACCGTCGGTATGGAAGGACCCAAATGTCCGTCGAGCGCTCAAAAACCGTCCGGCTAGCGAGGTTTCCGTGCTGAACTGCCCGAGGTGCGGAGAGCTGTCATACTACAATGACGGATCGTATTTTACGTGTCGGGTGTGCGGCACCTCGTTCTACTGCAGAACCGAGGATGACCCAATCCCCATGGGTCCGTCGATCCTGCTCGACGACTACGGCATCATCACGATGCAGGACGTCATCGAGACCGAATGCGAGGACTCGGCACGCGATCGAGCACGTGTGTGTGAAAGGAGGACCCGTGAGCACAGGGAATGGTAAGGCAATCCAAGAAAGCAGGCTGTCTGCGAGCAATCGCTGGCGCAAGGAAAAGAGGGACAACGAGGTTGCGCTGTTCAGGCAGGAGGTCAAGAAAGAACTTGCCGCCCTGAAGATTTATGGCCTGCGCGCCAAGGAGATAGCCTGGAACGAGGCTATCAGGAGGTTTCCTCCGCTGCCAAAGCCGCAGAAGGATGAAGAGGCAAAGCCAGCCGAACAACCGCCTGTGGAGATTCCCGAAGTGGTTTCTGAGGTCGAAGCAGAAGCCGACGCCGAGGCTGTGGAGAAGATGCTGGAAAAGATGTCCCCGGTGGACTTCTTCGCGGACATTCGCTGGGTATACTCGCAACTGGCGAACAAGCGCGTCCGCGCTGAGCAGGCGCCGAGCAGTGGGGCGTGGAAACTTCTGGAGTGGGCGCGAAAATACGAGAGCCGATTCTTCGAGCAGCTGCTGCCCAAAGCTCTGGCCAAGGCGCCCGATGAAGAGGTCGATCTGAAACGTGAGACCAGGCGGATCGAGGACATCGAAGCCATGATTTCCAAACTGAGCGAAAGTGACTAGCCCCTGTCCCTTCTATCATCTCGTCCCCAAGGACCGCCTTGAAAACCTCCGCTGGCGGGCTAGGATGGCCCGGGCCGGCAAGTACGACGTCCAGTTGCAGTTGGCACTCAAGCAGGCGGCATTCTCCGACGTCCTCTTCTTCTTCAACGCGTTCTGCTGGCTGCGTGAGCCACGAGGCCGCTTGACGACCCTGCCCTTCGTGACTTGGCCCCATCAGGACAAGTTCATCCTGGCCATGCAGGACCAGATCGAGGAATCCAGGGCCACTCAGCGTCCAACGCCGCTCACGGTGCGAAAGAGCCGCGGCCAGGGCGGAACATGGGGCTACGTGTGTTTCGACGTCTGGCAGTGGCTGAAGGACAGCGGATATTCTGTTGGTTACGTCACCCGGAATGAAGACCTGGTAGATTCACGGACGAACGAGGACACGATTCTGTGGAAGACTGCCTGGGAGATCGAACAACTTCCAGCCTGGATGCTTCCGCGGGCCTACAGCCAAAGTGCTTGCCGAAACTTCAGCGATCACACCATCGTGAATCCGGAAAACGGGGCGTACTTCGCCGGATACTCCGCGGGTCAGGACGTGGCTCGTGGAGGAAGGAAGACGTGCTTCCGCTGCGACGAGATTGGGGCGGAGGATTTTGTGAGCGGCGGCAAGGACGAGAAAGTCATGGCGTCCGTATCGCACGTCACGTACTGCGTGTGCTTGGTTTCCACGTATGGCGGCGACCATGGCATCTTCTACGAGGCGGCCGAGGATCCGGAGAACACTCGCAAAGTGACCCTCGACTGGCGCGACAACCCGGACCACGGCCGGATGTCGTACACGATGAAGGATGGAAGACCAGTCGCGGTCAACGCGCAAGAGCAACCGGTCGTCGAGCAGTACGTCAAGGGCAATGCGGCCCAACTGCGCAAGCTGGAACGCCGCGGCCACAAAATGGAGGGGCATGTCCGTTCCCCCTGGTACGATGCCTACTGCCTTCTGCCCTGGTCCACTCCCAGGTCTGTGGCCAGGGAACTGGACCTGAATCCGCGCGGGGCGGTGGGCAAGGTGTTCGACGTCGATGTCCTCGACAGGATGAAGGCCGACCGCTGCAAGTTGCCTGTCTGGCAGGGGAAAGCGGTGTTCGACAATGAGACGCTGGAACTGAAGGGCCTCATTCGGCAGGATCAGGGCCCATTGAAGCTCTGGTTCAAGCCGGGCGGAGACAACTCAGTTCCTACGGGTCGATTCGCGATCGGATGCGACATCTCGGCCGGAGGATCGGGAGACTATTCGTCCAACTCTGCCGCTTGCGGAGTCGACATGCAGACGGGCGAGCAGGTCCTTGAATGGGCGTCAAAGGGCTGGCCTGCAACGAAGTTCGCGCGTCTCGCTGCTGGATTATCGAAATGGATGCACAACGCCTATCTGGGATGGGAGGCATCCGGCCCCACAGGCACCCAGTTTGCGAAGGTCGTTGTCGATGAGTGCAACTACCAGAACGTCTACTACCGAGACGTGGAAGAAATTGGGAGCAAGCGCAAGACCCGCAAACTGGGTTGGTACAACGGCTCCGATGAGGACAAAGGTGAACTTTTTGAAGAACTCGGAATGGCTTTCGAGGAAGGCACGTTTATGCCTCGGTCGGAAGACTTAATCAGGGAATGCGGCGAGTACGAGTGGCAGGCAGGCAAGGTAGTCCACAGGCCGACCAAGACATCGGGAGACAGCGAAAAGGCACACGGAGACCGCTGTATCGCAGCAGGCGTCGCCAGGTTATTATGCAAGGACCGACCGGTCACGTCGCTTGACAGAACTGGTGGTAATTTAGAGAATCCCGAGTATGGTTCCTTTGCGTGGCGACAATGGCGAGAATCGCAAGATCAAAAGCGATGGAACGACGACCAGCCCCAAGCCACCATCGAAGACGTCTTGAGGATGCCCTAATGAACGGCGGACCGGGATCCTTTGTGCCGTTGGTTGGCCAGCAGCAGCAACAGCAACAGGCGATGGCGCACCAAATGGTTGTCAGTTGCTACTTGAGCCTGGTTCCGATCGTGGCTCAGGTGGTTCTCGCTCAGCCGGATATGTATGCGGCTCGGGAGGAGATTCCGGACAGGATCGCGGACGAGGCGTGGCGTGTTACCGCTGCGGCTGTCAAGAAAATAGGGATCAAGATTTCGGAAGAGAGACCTGCAGCGTAATCGCTGAACTCTTTGGAAATTCATCAGGGCAAACGCCCGTGCCTCCCGGCCAGGAAGCACGGAAGCGGGCCGAGACAAGACAAGCCCAGTACGGGGCGTAACGCTAGTACGGGAGCGGTCAGATGATCCAAATTGGAGACCAAATTGGAAACTTGCGCGTCGTATCAATAACGGAATCGCGGAGAGGCTTTTCTGCAGAATGTCTGTGCAGGTGTGGAGTTCGTTTGTGGATTCAAGCATCACGGCTGATATCTAATCTCCATCGTGGAGCAACGGGAAGTTGCGGAAAGTTTGAATGCAGCAGGAGGTACAGACAAGCACCTGGTTTTGCTACACGCATTCGTAGAGGGTATCGAGAAATATGCGCGGCCGGGAGATGGATCGGCGAACATCGAGTAGCCCTTGAGCAACATCTTGGAAGAAAGCTTAAGTCCACCGAACATGTTCACCATATCAACGGCGATCGCTTGGACAATCGAATCGAGAACCTTGAGGTGGTTGACCAGCTGGCGCATAGCAGAAAACATTATTTAGTCCTAAGCGAACTGACGAGGCTTCGCAAGGAAAACGAGCAATTGCGACAGCAACTTGCTTTAACGACAGTTCGAGAAAGCAACTGACCTGATCGCCGGCCAGCGGCAGGAACCAGTGGCGCAATACGAAGGCAGTACGGTGCCGTACCACCGTGCTGCTTTTTTGTTGCGCCTGCTTTTTTACTTCCGTCGTTTCTTGCTTGGCCTGCCCTGAAATACAGCGAGGGGCGATCATGGCAAAGTACTGGATAAAGGGGGCGATCAAGAACCCGGGCGCCTTCACGAAGAAAGCCAAGTCTGCGGGCATGAGTGTCAGCAAGTACGCCAGCAAGGTTTTGTCCAAGAAAAGCAAAGCCTCGACTACGACGAAGCGTCAGGCGGCGTTGGCCAAGACCCTCCGGAAGCTGCGCAAGTCGAAATGAGCCACCAATGCTCGACCTTCACGACAAGCTCGTTCGGGGCCGCCTGTTTCATGCGGTCAAGACGTCGCGTGAAGCCTGGAGTCCCTTCTGCCGAACCGCCAGGGAGCTGATCCGCGATCACGTTGGATCGTGGTATCAGGAGAAGCCCCACGGTGCCCGGTACAAAACGCTCGTCAACCTCATCAACCAGACGGCCCGCATCTACACGGTGGCGCTGGCGGCCAACAATCCTCGAGTGAAGGTCACAACTGAGGATCCTGAGCAGTGGCCCTTCGCCCAACGCTTCCAGGTGGCGCTCAACAAACTGATCTCGGACATGCAGCTAGATGCGACCTTCCGGGCCATCGTCCTGGATGCCTTTTTCTCCATCGGGTGCGGCGTAGTTCAGATGCGAGACACGGACACCCGCTTTCACGGAATTCTGGAGTCTGAGGAAGATGTCTGGCTGGATCCCGGTGAACCCTGGTTCAACCGCGTTCCTCGGGACCATCTGATCCTGGACATGGCTGTCCGCGAAATCTCGAAGATGCGCTACTGCGGGCACATCTACCGGGCGGACTTCGGAAAGGTCATGGACGAACCGGGGTACAACAAAGAGGCCAAGGAACTCCTCTCACCCACGTCAAAGAATCAGATCAGCGATGCCGACTTCGCCCAGGAGATCGCCACGGGCGGCGCGGTGGACGACGACGAGCTGAAGCCGATGCTGTGGCTGATGGATCTGTGGGTGGCCGAGAACAGGTCAGTTGCCACCTTCGCACTAGATGTCGACTCGCCTCCCCTGATTGAACGACAGTGGACTGGATGCCAGGCGGGTCCCTACAAGTTTCTCGGCCTGGGACTGGTTCCAGACAATCTCATTCCGGTCAGCCCGGCGGCCAACCTGAAGGGGCTGCATGACCTGGCCAACCGCAACTACCGGAAGATGGAGCGCCAGGCAGATTCGCAGCGCACCGTCAACGCCTACGCGCCAGGTGGCGAAGAAGACGCACTCAGGCTGCGGGACGCCAAAGATGGGGATTGGGTGAAGGTTCGCAACCCTCGGGACATCAACCAAATCAAGGTTGGCGGCGTGGATCCCGGGCTGCAGGCATTTCAGATGACGGTAGCCGAGCAGTTCAATTTCCTGGCGGGCAATGTCCGGGCCATGGGCGGACTCGGCCAGCAAGCAGCTACCCTCGGGCAGGAACAGATCATCCAGGAGAACGTCTCCAGAATCGAAGCAGACATGCACCTGGCCGTCATGATCTTCGCCGGCGAGGTCTGCACCGATCTGGCCTACCTGATGTGGCACGACCAGGAGTTAGAAATCCCGGCATCCGTCCAGGTCCCAGGCTCGAACGTCCACGTCGACAGCTCGTGGACACCTGGGAACCGGGTGGGGTCTTTTGAGGACTACGGTCTGGCGGTCATTCCCTACTCTACGGTGTTCAAGACGCCCCAGGGACGGCTCAACGAACTGTTCGCGATGCTAGAACGCATCGCCCCGTTGTGGCCGATGTTTCAAGCCTCCGGCGCGACCCTGGATGC